TGTACAATATACAAGTAAAGATTTTAGTACAATAAAAAAAGATTTAATTGAGTATACTAAATCTTATTTTCCCGATACATATAAAGATTTCAATGAAACATCACCTGGTATGATGTTAATAGAGTTATCAAGTTATGTGGGTGATGTACTTTCATATTACATTGATTATAACTATAAAGAGAATCTGTTAGCAACAGCAACAGAGAAAAGAAATGTTCGTAGATTAGCTGAGTTTCTTGGATATAAAACTCCAAATAAAACACCATCCGTTGTTAAACTAAAAGTAGAGACTTCCATAAGTGCTGATGGTACAACTGGTGAGCCAGTTTATGGAGAAGCTCCATCTTCAATAGATAGTGGATTACAGATTGCTTCAAATGTAGATTCTGAGATAGTTTTTGAAACAACCGATGAAATAGATTTCACAGCGAGTGGTTCAGGAGATCCAGAAATAAGTGCTCCAATAGTTGATAGTAATGGAGAAGCCAGTTCTTATACCTTAACACGAAATATAAGGGCTATATCTGGTAAAACAAAAACTAAAACTTTTAATATTACATCTCCTACTAAATTTTTAGAATTAGATTTAGGTGAAGATAATGTGATTGAAATAACAAGTTGTATAGACGGCGCTGGTCAAGAATGGTATGAAGTAGATTATTTAGCACAAGATAAGATACTAAAACAAACTCATTATACAGACGACCCGACAAGAACAAGTGCTTATGATCAAGGTGATGCTAGTGGCACTACATCATCAATACCTATTCCATATGTTGCTGAATATATTAAGTCTACTAAAAAATTTACAACTAGATTTGATGAAGATAGTCAAACATATAAAACTCAATTTGGTAATGGATTATTTAGATTTAGTAATTCAGGTTCAAATGTAGATCCAGTTGAACAAGCTGGTGTAACAATTAATGGAACTAACCTTGCTGATGTACCAAGTGCTATAGGAGTAGTTACAGGCAATAACCCAAACTTAGGTGAGACTCCATCTAATACATCTTTAACATTTACTTATAGAATCGGTGGTGGCTCTGAATCAAATATTCAAGCTGGCGAATTGACAACTGTAAATAACCCACCAGCTGGTGTAACCATAACTGTAACTAATGAAGATGCAAGTTCAGGTGGAACTGATGGTCAAGTGGTGGATGAGATTAGGACAAATGCTAGTTCGTTTTTTGCTTCTCAAATGAGATGTGTTACTAAGGAAGATTATCAATCAAGAATATTATCTCTTCCACAAAAATTTGGTAGTATTGCTAAATGTATTGTAGAGAGATTAGATGGTGGTGCTCTTTTAGTTCACACTCTTTCTTATAATCAAAACAAACAACTTGTACAAACACCACAACTTGTTTTACAAAACATAGGAACTTATATTAATCATTATAGAATGATAAATGACCAAGTTGGATTTGGATTTACTCTTAATGATACATTGTTTTCTGGTTATGTAGTTAACTTTGGAGTTCGTTTTGTTGTTAATTATGATAGAAGATCAAATCCTACTGAAGTTAAATTAAATGTAATTCAAATAATAAAAGATTTCTTTAAAATAGAAAAGATGCAGTTTGGACAAGCAATTAATATGAACGATTTACAATATAATATTTTAGGGTTAGATGGTGTAATCGGTATTAAGGAATTAAAACTATTTCAAGATGGAAATAATGAATATGCTAGTGGCAGACAACTTTATTATTACAAGGGAGATGGTGAGGTTATTGGAACTGATAGTAACTATGGATTTAAATATAACTTTGATAATGCCCTACGAGATGGTATATATAGACCATCAGTTTCTTCATCGGTATTTGAGTTAAAAAATCCCAACCAAGACATATATGGAAAAGTGATATAATGCATAAATATTTTTTTACAACTAAAGATGCCTTTATTAGTAGTGGTTCAAATCAAACTACGGGCGAAGATTTTAAAGATAAGAACACCGGACAAGATGAAATTCTTGAGTTAAAGAAAGTATTCTTTGATAGAACATTTTCTCATCCAACTCGTGTATTAGTTCAATTTGATACTAATGAAATAGAAAATTATATTAGCTCATCAGTATTACCTCATGACTACAAACTTAATTTAAGATTGTATGAAACAGAAGGTACAAGTGGATTGACCGAAGAATATAAAGTAGCCAGTTATCCTTTATCACAAGAATGGGATGAAGGTATAGGTAAAGAGATAGATGAACCTAAAACAACAGATGGTTGTAGCTGGAAGTTTAGAAAAAACAGAGAAGGTGCTTCTGAAATAAGTTGGACAACTCCTGGTGGAACATATATTGCTGGTGACGAAGTAAGTCAATCCTTTTCTTCAGAATCACCTGACATTAATATGGATATTACTTCTGTTGCTAAAAAATGGTTTGCTGGAGTTAATCAAAATTATGGTTTATTAATCAGACTATCTGGAAGTAGAGAAACATCAAGTGGAAGCTTTGAAGACATTAAATTTTTCTCAAGACAAACCAACACTATATACTCTCCTAAGATAGAATTAAAATGGGATGACCACTTACCAGCAACGGGTTCTAATACTGGTAGCTTGACCACCTTAGATGTTTCTGGTAATAGTGAGAACTACCTATACCCTATACACTTACGAGAAGCGTATAAAGAAAACGAAACTGTTAAGTTTAGATTTGGTGCTAGAAAAAGATACATACAAAAATCATTCTCTACATCAGTTCAAACTGTAAGTGGTAGTTTTATACCACATGGTTCAGGTTCTTATTCTATTATAGATATGGCAACAAACGAATCAGTTGTTCCGTTTAGTAACTATACCACAATGAGTTGTGATACAACTTCTAACTATTTCAAACAAGACCTAAATGCTTTTGAACCTAATCGTGCTTATAAGATTTTAATAAAAGTAAACCATAATGATGGTCAGGAAATGATATACGACAACGACTTTGAATTTATATTAAGGACATAAAATGGCTTACGGAAACACTAGTCAAGGAGAAGCTCAAGGAGAAGCTGGAGGAACAGAATCTACTGTCGTAAATCCTATCGTAGAAGTAAACTTACAAGCAACAGCAGACGATAGGTTTTTCTTCCAATCAAATGTTGAAGAGCAATATATAGGACCTTACCACAGACATGAAGATGGAACTCTAATGATTGGTGTTGGGGTTCTTGGTATTGGTCATGAATTAAAACCAGATGAAATTATCTTTAAAAAAATTGGAGATGAGGATATAAAAGAAACTCGTGAAAGAGTTAGTGATATATTTTATAAACTATGGTTTCAATCAAACACACTTTCCGATTCCGAACTTCTTTCTTTACAGACAACAATTCGTGATGGAATAAAACAAACAGGTCGTGGTGAAGATGAGCCACTTGTATTTTATAAAAAAGATAGAAACACTTTAGAAAGTAGAAAAGATTTACAAGGAGATACATTTGAACAAATATGCCAATACATATTTGATAACAATATTATTAATTTAGAAAATTTATTTTACTTAGAATCAGTACCAGGACCAATAACAGATGGTCAAGAAGTTACTAAATATAAAATTAATTTTGTACATGGAACAGTTGGTTATCAAATAGAGATTGCTAATAAAGTAGGAGATACTTTTACAGATGTATTAAATCTAAGTCAATTAACAAAACCAAAAACAGCTAGTAGAATAAATCCTGAAAAAGCTCGTGAAGTATTAGATACAAATATATTTGAATTACTTCCAAATCAAACAACTCGTCAAGATACAATAAATAGTTTCTTTAATCAGTTTAATGAATTGATAGGACCAAAACCAGCTTTTGATGATGTTGATGGGGATGGTGTTGGTGAAGTAGCAACAAATTTTGAATCGGATGAACAATCTCGTATTAGTTATGAAAATCAAAGAAATGCTTATATAACTAGACTAGATAATCAAGCAGAAGGTAACACTAATAATCAAGGTAAAACCCTTGAGTCTATGAGAAATAAACTCAACACTTATCTTGGTGATGTAGACAATGTTATTGATACTTTAGAAGATACTAGACCTGAATATGAAAATATATCAGAAGGATTTCTTAGAATAAGAAAACCAAATCAAGCAATAATATTAAGGTCACCGAATAATAATGAGTTAGAATTTCAAAAAATAAATCCTGATACTGGCAAACCAAGTTTTTTAGAAGATGGATTCACAATAACAATGTGGGTTAAGTTTGTTAGTAAAACATCAGAAGGAACTCTTTTTAACTTTGGTAATCCATTGAACAGTAATTCACAAGAATCTGGTGATTCGTATGGATTTAGATTAGACACTAAAGTAAATGAATATGAAGGAAAAAATTACAGATACATTAGATTAGTGGTTCGTGATTGGACTAATACCACTATGAGTGGTGGTGATAGAATGTATCGTATAAGAGATAATAACTTTGGAACACAAGGGACAAATAGATTTGACCATAGAAGTTTTGGTACTAATGTAACTTCTCAACCTGAAATTCATAAAGCATTTCCACAAATACCTACTGATGATTTAGATGAGTGGTATTTTATTTGTGCTACATTTAATCCAAATATAGTAGAACCTGATTATAATGATACCTTACCTATGTTTAGACAGAATACACAATATTGGTTAAATCATGTTAGACAAAGTGATGGTCAAATAGTTTCTAATAGTGGAGTTGGTGCTAAATGTAAAGTAGAAATAATAAGTCGTTCTGAGTTATTAAATGCTCGTGGGTACATCGGTAAACCTTTAACTGTAGTTTCTAAATTGGAAGAAGAAATAACACAAACAGAAACAGAAGAAGTTTCGGGCATCCCACCAACAGCTGAATTTGGATATGAAAAAATGGCTTTTGGTCCAACTGAAGTATTAGATGTTACAGGAGAATAGGAGTTAATATGGGTGCAGGAGATGTAAGTCAAACACAAGGTACACAAAATACTGGTGGTGGATTTGAACAAACAGGTGTTAGTAAAATTTTTAAATCAGTAGAAGAAGTTCAATTTACAGATTCTTCTGTAGGAGCTGATTCTGTTTCTTGGGATTTTGGGGATGGTAATAATTCTACAGAAAGAAACCCTTTACATCAATATTTTGAAAATGGAGAATATGTCGTTACTTTAATTGCTATTAATGAGTTTGGACAAAGTACTGAAACTCAAACAATTATTGTTGAAGGTATTGGTATAGAATTTTATGAGGTAGATGAAGAAGAAACCGAAGGTGAAGTTGAAGTTGAAGAAACTGAAGAAGAAGAAACCGAAGGTGAAGGCAGACCACCTGTTGAAGAAACAACAGTAACCTTAAGGGGTAGACTTTATCAATTTGGAATGAATCAATCCGAAGGGTTGACAATTACAAATCTTAATTATCCAACCTTAATATCAGAAATAGAAGTTAGTCGTCAATTAAATGTAGAGAATCAAGGACCTTATTTTATAACATCAGTAAATGAATCAAGACTTAATTTAGCTACTATAGTTCAAGGTATGACAATGGGTTCTTTTGTTAATTTTACTATAACTGTTTTAACTACTCAGACAATTGATAATTTAGAAGAAGAAACATATGATGATTCTACAGATAATAATACCACAACTGCCGATGATGATAGTGATTCTACTGATACTGATGACATGCAAGTATATGGATGTACAGATTCAACTGCATTAAATTACAATCCTAAAGCTACTATAGATGATGGCTCATGTGAATTTTCTTCTTATGGTGGTAAGTCAGGTTCGTAATGGCTACCTTTACAAAAATAGAGGAATTATTTGACCAATTTCCTCAATCGGTTGGGGGTAATCCAACTGAAGGTGGTAATGGAAATGAGGCTGTTAGAATATTTCAACCTGATAGAGGATTGGATGTTCTTATTTATAATACAGATTATATCGATAGAGCATTAGATGACCACACTACTGGTATAAGTGCTTCTTTTGATGACCGACAAACTCTTGGAACTATAACTTTAAACAATAGAGATTTTTGGGAGAATAGTAACTATAATAAAAATTCTTTTCAACCATTTTTAAGAAAAGGTAAAGAAACAGTTCGTAATCAAGTGATTATAACTGATGGTAATGGAGATGAAATTATATTCAATGAAGATAGAAAATATTCAACTTTTAAATTTTCTATTGATGCTATTCCATTTGTAATAAATCCAAATACCGATGAGATTGTAAGGTTAGATAGATATTATGATAAGAACATAGATTCTGAAAAATATGATTTAACAACAGAAGGTAAAATAAATTATTATATTTTACCACGAGGTGAAGGTAGAACAGAAAAGGGTAATATAGATACTCTTGGATATAAAGCACTCAAAACTAAAAGTGGTAAAAATAGATTTGATGCTTATGCTTCTACAGGAAATAAAGAAAGAGGTTATCATCTTTTTCGTTTGGATTGGGGTGATGGAACTCCATTAGAACATACGACAAAAACTAAACTTTTAGAAGGAACTACTTTATTAGAACATTCATATCAAAAACCAGGATTTTATACAATTAAGGGTGTTGTTATGGCATATGATGGATTTAGAATAGGTTCTTGGGAAAAATTTGAAACTACTATCTCAATTAACTCATCTGCTAATTATGATGTTAATTTATATAATTATGAAAACTTTGCTACGATAGGTGGTATAAGCAATGATTCTGTTTTGGTAAAATCAGCAACAGATATAGTTGGAATTAATCCATTGACATTTAATACAGAAAGAGCTTTACCCGAGGCATTAGAAAACATAAATTTATTTGATAGATTAAATTTATATAATTTTCTAATAAAAATA